AAAAAAGACTTGACAAAGTCAGAAAACGTCTTTTCTTCAACCGAAACACCAGAAATAGTGTAAGTTAAGCAACCTTTCGGACTTTGCCAGAAAAAGAAGACGTTGCAAAAATTGCCGGAATTGCTGTTGTAGAACCGGCAGATGTGCTTAAAACCTTCTTCTTCAATCATTTTCTGGTATTGACGACACTGGTGATCGGTGAGAACGGCTTCAACAAGAATTCCCGATCCAATCGAGGCCAAATTCTGTCGAAGGAGATGACGGGCATTCTTCGCAGAGCCGTAAAACTGGAAGACGTGTTTGCGACCACAACAGTGACCACCATGAGCAGACCTAATCATAAAACCTCCTAAGGCATGTGATACCCAAGCCAAAAACCAATCAAAGCTGTGGCAGAAATACAGACAAGATAGAACCAATCCGAAGGTTCGTATTCATTTTTGAAACGAGACATAAAATCCCCTAAATCAAACCGAGACGACGAGCTTCTTCGAGGTAGGCGTCGTATTCTTTGGAATACATAAAACCTCCTTTATTCTGGGAAGGAATAATTCAGACGCGCCCCGAGTTCTTCGATCTGCCAACGAGTCACAGACTGACAACCAATGCAGACACGATCATTGAAGATTTCGACGTCACGACTGCCTTCATTTTCAGTCCGGCGATAGACATTTGTAGGCCGACGCTTTTTGGGATCGACAGCAAGAGCCGCCCAATACTTCGTAGCCCTGTCGAAAACTTCCTTGAAGTTCAATCTGTTGTTGTCGTTCGAAGTCAAGGCGACACGGTAATTGCCTCCTTGAGTTTTCCTGACGTATTGATCTTCAAAATAAAGAGGCTCGCCGTCTTGCTTGAGAAGAAAAGGATAGTTCGAAGAAGGCTTCAAAGAAGAAAGCTTCTCGAAAAGAGGAAGGACGTCACGACGATAGATGTCGAGAGCCGATTTCGTTTCATCCGTCAACGACAGACCATGGAATTCGAGTTCTCCCGAGCGATCAACACCCTTGAGGATATCACCGATGATCTTCTTGGTGTTGTAGAACTCTTTGAACGAGTCCATGAAAGAAGGAACACGATCTTCAATCGACGTCAAAACGACGGCTTTGTCAGCAAGAGACAGCGACGAGAAGACTTGGTTATCAAGGAAGATAACCTTCGTAGCAGCAGGAAGAAATGCCACGACTTTGTTTTGAACTTTCAACTGCATGATTATCTCCTTGAAATGGTGCGCCGTGAGGGACTCGAACCCCCAACCTACAGACTAGAAAACTGATGCTCTGTCCAGTTGAGCTAACGGCGCTAAAAAGATGAGGGTCTAATATTTACTCCCTCCGGTCTGCCGTGAATTTATCCGTCACCTTTTTCCCCATAGGCTCTTCAGAGAGAGTATTTCTCAGTCTCTGGTTGGTTTTATGTGGAACATCTATTTGCTTAAAAGCTTTTCAATGCCTTTTTAATCCACACCTTACACCTAGGTCATTCAGGCTCGTTTTTGCAGATCGTTAAGGCATTACTTGATGCCGACGAGATACTTCACGGTGTCACACACCGATTTCTGCTTTTCGGCAGTCCTCTGGCCGACATGATCGAGTTCAGTCTTGACGGCACGACGACCACGACCGATAGTGACAGACATGACGGCACCACCAAAGGCGTTGACACCAGGGAAGCGCGAGTCGTATTTCTTTTCAGTGTTAGCCATGATAATCTCCAAAAAAGAGCAGTTTTAAGACTTGCTCAGGTCTGGTAATCATGCAGCGCGAGAAGTCACGACGTCATCGGCAGGAGCGACAGGCTCAACCGAAGAGACAGAGGAGACAGAAGAGAGCTTGACACGCAAGGTGTTGGCGAGCAGCTTGAGAGCCTCGATTTCTTCCGTGATGATAACCTTCTCGGTCGGAAGAACCTTGTCATTGGCGACCTTCGTCTCGTAGGACTTGGCCAGCGAGAAGAGACGATCCACGAACGAATCAGCCGTGACAAAGTCGGCCTTGTCATCCTTCGGCGCAAAGTCCGAGAAAGGCGTGACATCGGCGTCGACGAGATTGAATTCCTTGCGACGGGAATCACCTTCCTTGGCAAAACGAGCCTTCACTTGCGTGCCGGTGACTTCGACGATGATAGGGGAAAACGCCTCAAACCACTTCGCAAGCGTGGCGCGACGAATCCACTTAGGAAGCGAATCGACGAGACGGCCAGCGGCGGTGCAGTCGCCATAATCGGCGGCATGGGCAAGGATCATCATGGCAGTCGAATGGATCAACTGCTCAGTCTTTTTCACGGCCCGACGAATGGTCGTGATATTCTGATTGATGGCCTTGTTGGACAGCTTACAGGCGTCATCAGCCGGAGCCGTGACAATCGAAATAGCCGTCGAGGGAGAAGTCTTGGTGTTGGTAGCCATAGTCATGGTATTCCATCCTTATCGGAGAAGATGTTGCCTAATCCACGATTGCAACAACCCAGTCAGCGACTGGCTATAAGACAAGTAAAAGCCTGTCCTAAAGTCAGTCGCCGAAAGTTTTCATTCCCCCACACTACGGCATGGTTCCGGCTCATTTTTACATATTCAGAGGTAGTCCGGCATAGTCGGTTTATTCACCGACGGGCAAAAGCACGGGGATTGGACGCAGATAGACTATTAGTCGTCTGGTCGTGCTGCGCCTTATACTTCTACCCGTTTAGGTTTAGGTATATTACGTTCAGCATCCGTTACACTAATCAGGCGTCGCAAGTCTGGCGTATTGCCTGATTTTAGCCGTTAGGCTCTGCCATACTCTAATCCTCGCCTTGTCAAAACGTGGATTATTTCTGTGGCGGGTTATCCCCACTTGTTAGGGCGCTGTCTGGTAGTTATCCAGAATAACGCCTTCACCTGTCAACTACTCTAATGGTTTACACCCAGAGCCGTCTATTTTTAGTATCTTAACACTAAACCCATCATTTGCGCCTGTCAACTCGTTTTTTGAGCATCGCAAGATTATGGTCACTGTTAGACATATCAAGGCCAGACGATAGGCCAGATTCACACCTAGAACCCCGCGCCTCGCATAGGACTATGCAGTTAGGAACCTTTGCCCATGCCCGATGTGATAGCTTTTCAGCCTCAGAAAGGTCAGTGGAAAGGTTTTTCCTCACAATTTCGGCCCTGTTATGAGCGATGAATGATTCCACACGCTCTTGGGCATACTTCTCCTTAGCTAGGGCGGCTTTCTTGCGCCTAGTCCATCGACTTGCCATTGTGTCCTCCAGTGAACGCCTCTCACCCATAGGAATACCTATAGTAGAGTCATGTCTATGTCAAGAGAGGGTTAGCTAGGCAATCCAGCCCGCTTTTTCTCTATGTCCCCCTTATACATACCCCTACATGAACGCCAGATGAACAACTCATTCATAATTGTATCAGTGTTTTCACCCTTTGTTCCTGTTTTTTGTTCTTTTGTTGCGGAGATAGGGGGGGTAGGGTAAGATTCTTGCGTGTGTTATTCAGTAGAAAGACCACCTCTTGTACTAGAAAAAAATTATCAAATACACTATAAATTATCCTCTCAGAAGCTCTCTAAAGAGTACATACAACAAAAGGCTACTACCCTACCAGGGCATAGCCTATAAACGCTCCACAGTACCTTAAAACTCTTCTATTGACATCCTACAGGGGCTCCCAAGGTCGCCCAGACTCTATAGAAGATCTATAACAATTAATTTCTAATAAATTAACTACAATTAACTACAATCAATCTTCTACAATTCCTCCCCCTGGAGCTCCCTTCGGTCGCTCTTCCCCCAAGACTTGTCTTTAAACCCTAGTATTAGCCCCCCTGTACTAATATTATACCATAAAACACTCCAAATGTCAAGCAAAATCTTTAAATTCACTAAAAAATACACAAAATAAAATTATTTTCATATCTATGTACGATTTCTCTTGACATTTGCTTCAAATTATGGTATAATATAGTATAAGGTAAAGAAAACCTTCTTATTTTTTAAAGAGATAAAAATGACTGAAATTCCCGAGGCTAAAAAACGTATCAGAAAGACGTACAGAGAACGAAAAATGTCTGTTAAACCTCGTGTCCAAGAAGCTCTTAATAACGGGGACATCGAAGGCGTCATTGACAACCTCACTCCTCGTCAAAGATCTTTTGCAATTGAGTACGTAAAAGACTTCAATGCAGCCGCTGCTGCCCGTAGAGCAGGCTATCAAGGCGAATACATGAACAGACAGGGTTATGAGCTCTTGACTCATCCTGGCGTCCGTGCAGCCGTTGATTTGCTTCTCCGCGAGAGGTCCGATTCAATTGATGTAGACGCAAATTACGTCATTCGTAAACTGGTACACACACTTGAACGTTCTGAGCGTTCTGATAACTACAACCCCACTGCTGTCCTCCGTGCCGCAGAGCTTCTTGCTAAACACCTAGGGATGTTCGTCGAACGGACCGAGATTACAGGTAAAGACGGCGAAGCAATTAAATACGAAAAGGTACAAGAAGATGCAGATGCTTTCACCCGCGCAATTGCTGGCCTCGCTAAACGAGGAAGAGAGGATGGAGTGGCTGAGCAAACTCAGCATTGAGGAGCAAGCCGTTCTAAAATGGAAATGGGAGTTCTGGGCTCGTCCTGATCAACTTCCTCCTTCTGGTGATCACTGGATGACCTGGCTTATTCTTGCAGGTCGTGGCTGGGGTAAGACTCGTACTGGTGCCGAGACAATCCGTTCTTGGGTTATGTCTGGCAAGTATGGAAGAATCGCTCTTGTAGGAGAGACCACCGCCGACGTTCGAGGAGTCATGGTAGACGGTGAGTCGGGCCTGCTTAATATTGGTCCCAAAGACGAGCGGCCCGAATATTTCCCGTCTTTGAGACAACTTAAATGGCCTAATGGAGCCATTGCTACAACGTACAACGCGACCGAACCTGATCAGCTTCGTGGTCCTCAGCATGACGCCGCCTGGTGCGACGAAATCGCTAAATGGAAGTATATCCAAGAAACATGGGATCAGTTGCAGTTTGGCCTTCGTCTTGGTGAGCATCCTCGTCAAATTCTGACTACTACTCCTCGACCTCTTCCTCTTCTGAAGAAGATGCTAAATGATCCTTACGTCAGAGTTACTAAAGGTAAAACTTTTGACAACAAAGACAACCTAGCAGAAACTTTTATGCACCAGATTGAACAACGATTTGGTGGTACTCGTCTAGGCCGTCAGGAACTTGATGGCGAGATTCTCGACGACATGCCTGGCGCTCTTTGGCAGCGTTCTAATATAGACGCAAATAGAGTCCAAGAAGTCCCTCAAGATCTCGAGAGAGTCATTGTTGCAGTTGATCCTTCGACCAGTAATAACGAAGGTTCTGACGAGAATGGTATTATTGTTGTTGGTCTTGCTCGTGATGCAGACGGCTACGCCCGAGGTTATGTCCTTGAAGATGCTTCTTTGAAAGGCTCTCCTGAGGAATGGGCTCGTAAAGCAGTTCATATGTACAGGAAATGGTCTGCCGATAAAATTGTTGCCGAAAAGAATCAAGGAGGTGAGATGGTGGCTTCTGTTATTAAAGCAGTCGACCGTACTCTTGTTCCTAAGCTTGTTCACGCCTCTAGAGGTAAGTTCATTCGTGCCGAACCTATCTCGGCTTTGTACGAACAAAATAGAGTACATCACGTCGGAAGGCACGACCTCCTTGAAGACCAGATGTGTACTTTCTCTGTAGATAACATCCGTACTAACGGAATGGGTTCTCCAGATCGTGTCGACGCCCTCGTATGGGGGCTTACTGAAATCTTTGATAAGATCACAGGAAGACGCCGTGTCGAAAAAGACGAAACTAAAGAAACTATCATTGATAAAGTAATCAAACAAAGGTGGGATACACCTATTTCTCAAAACCCTAATATGTGGATGGCTGGATAATTGGCAAAGAAACCTAACACCTTGACTAAAGACACTGATAGAGACGGTGATAAAGACACCTCTGAGGCAACTCCTGTCGACGTGTTGGGTTTCGAAACCAAGCCTGTCAAGAAGAGTTACGTCCCTGAGGGTTTTGACTCAGTAGACGAATTTCTAGAAGACATGAGAGACGAGTATAACCTCGATCTCGAGTTTGATAAAAAGAATCGTGAACAAGCAATTGAAGACAAAAAATTTACTGCTGGTGAACAATGGGACCCTGTGGTTCTTGATCAACGTAAAGGTCTTCCCTGTCTTGTCATTAACTCCGTACCACAATTTATTGCACAGTTGGTTGGTGACTGGCGTGAAAGTAAGAGAGGTGTAAAAGTCCTTCCTACTGAGAACGGCGACACCGACATGGCGGACATTCGTGCCGATCTGATTCGTTCTATTGAGACTCAATCTAGAGCAGATCGTGTCTATGACAACGCCTTTGAATCGACTGTACAGTGTGGTGATGGCGCTTTTCGTATTGCTGTAGAGTATTCGAAAGACGACGTCTTTGACCAAGACATTTTTGTTCGTCCTATTGATGACGCCCTTTCTGTTGTCTGGGATAGAATGTCTGTCGATCCTACTGGTCGAGACGCCCGTCATGTCTTTGTAGATGATTTAATTCCTACTAAGGACTTTAACAAGAAGTGGCCAGAATGTAAACCGGCTGCTCTTTCTACTACTATTTATAACCAATTATACACAGAAGGTTGGATTGAAGCCGATGGTGTCAAGGTTACAGAATACTGGCGACTGATTGAAAGAGATCGGTTGCTTTGTCTTTTTGAAGATGGTTCTATTAGAGTCGTCGACGAAGATCTTGATGAACTAATCACTAAGCACGGCAAACCTATGAGGACTCGTTTGGCTCCTTGTACTTATGCCCAGATGCACCTAGTGACTGGTTATGAAATTCTTTCTGGTCCTTACGAATATAGACTGACTCGTCTTCCTATTATTCGTATGATGGGACGAGTAGTTAACATCGCAGGTGCTAAAGTCCGTTATGGCCTTGTACGCTGGATGAAAGACTCTGTTCGTCTTAGAAACTTCTGGAGAAGTGTTGCAGCAGAGCAGCTAGGGTATGCCCCGAAAGCTCAATGGATTGCTCCTGACAGTGCCGTGGCTGGACGAGAAGAAGAGTTTAGAAGGGCTCACCTCTCTAGAGATCCTCTTATTGTCTACAACGACGACGCAACTGCTCCTCCTGAAAGACTTGCTCCTCCTCCGATGCAGACTGCTTTGCATCAAGAAGCCGAAATCAATGTCCAAGACATGAAAGATGTCACAGGCATTCATGACGCTTCTCTTGGTATTAAGAGCAACGAAACATCTGGTAGGGCAATTTCTGCTCGTCAACATGAAGGTGACGTAGCGAGCATCACTTATTATGACAACGGAAATGCTGCTGTTCTTGAAGGTGGTGACGTCATGAACCAGTTGATTTCTCAAATCTATGACGGTACGAGAATTATTCGTATTATTGGTCAAGACGAGAAATTGAAGTTCTTGAAGATCAATGATCCTGCTGATCCTCGATCTCCTGATCTTACTGTCGGTAAGTATGACGTAGCTCTTTCTACTGGTGCTTCTTATAGTACACGTAGACAGGAAGCTGCACAGAGTATGATGGATGCCGTCCAGGTATGGCCTCAGCTTCTTCAAGTCGCTGGTGATCTTGTTGCTAAGGCACAAGATTGGCCTGGTGCAGAAGAACTTGCGGAGCGTCTACAAAAGACAATTCCTCAACAATTCCTTGATCCTGAAGAAAGAACTAAGCCAGATCCTGCTTTGCAAGAAATGCAAATGCAGCTTCAAGCTCTTGCTCAAGAGAATCAAAGTCTTAAAACTGATAAAGAAATTGCTCTTAAGAAAATTAAGATTGACATCTATAATGCAGAAACCCAACGTATTCGGGCTTTGTCTGATAACATGGTTGACGGCAATGATATCGAACTTCAAGGACTTAAGACGATTCTTGATACAGGATTGCAACTTCACGAAGCTCAGAAAGGCATTGCCGATCAGGTACATCAACACACCATGGATCATAACAATGTCAGTCTTCAAAGGCAACAACAAGAAGCCCAGCAAGCTCAACAGGCTCAAGCTTTGGCTCAGCAATCCCAACCTCAGACTGGAGGCGGATAATGTCATTTCCCTCTATTCCGGTCGAGTTAATGGATATATTACATAAGATTAACGACAACGTTAATGAAGTCAAAGAACGGATTACTCGAATTGAAGCCCAGGACCATTCCGAAGCTATTCGTAGTGTCCGTTTGGACATCGAAAAAGAGAGAAACGAAAGGATCAATCTTCAAATCGAATTAGCCAACGTTAAGACTAAATTAGCACCAATCATTATTGGTATTTCTATTTTAGCTACTGCTATTATGCAGTTTCTTATTAAACACAACTAAGTTTCGAGACGGATGAGGCAAGCTACTCCTTAATCCACTATCTCGCCAAGAAATGTAGCATCGGTGAAGGACCGCAACTTTAGCTATGACTAATGAACCTAACGAACCTATTTCTGTAGACCCAAATACTGACAACCTTGATGATTTTACTGCATTGTTTAATGGCAAGGCATCAGCAAAAGTCGAAGAAGTAGTTGACGACAACTCTGTCGTTGAAGACGA